TGTAGACCACTATATCAGTGAAGTATCTAAGCTGGCTCCAGGACCTCGTATGGCAGTGAGCGGATGGTTCAGTAGACCACAAAATAGTTCTTGACACCCTTCCTAAATTTTAGTATAATACTTATTCAAATTTAGGAGACTACCATCAATTTATTTTATTTAGACGAAGATCTCGACAAGTGTGCCGAGTATCATGTTGACAAACACGTTAACAAAATGATACTCGAAGCAGCACAGCTTATTAACACAAACCTCTGGATAGATCATCTATTCGGATTTGTACCTCGACTTATCACTAAGGAAGAGAACAAAGTTCTTCAAGAGACTCGTAAGCAACAGAAAGAGTTACCAATGGAAGAGCGTATCTTTCCTTACCTCCCCACAATGCAGAACCACCCTAGCTGTGTCTGGGTTCGTTCTTCATTAGAAAATTATTACTGGACAAACTGCTATGCGTTCGCTCTCGGTAGTGAAGCACACTATCGTTATGGTAGTAACCACAAGAGCCTTGAGATGCTACGCAATTTACCAGAACCAAAGAATATGGAAGACCACGGCTTTACTCAGTTTGCACTCGCAATGACTGAGGAGTTGAAAGACGATGATGACCCAATACAAGCCTACCGCAACTTCTATATGCTTGACAAAGCTACTTTCGCAGCTTGGAAGCATAGAGACAAACCAGAGTGGTGGGACGAAGAACTAGCAGACTATGACAACAGGATATCAGGACAATGAGACCGAACCAACCACAAGTAGAACTTGTATCAACATCTTCGCCAGACTTGATTGCAGACATTGCATACATGGCAAGAGTATCAAACCCTAAGAACCAGAATAATGAACTGACTTCACACAAGTTAGTAAAGTATCTCATCAAGCATAAACACTGGTCTCCCTTTGAGATGTCAGGTATTACGCTAGAGATCAATACTACCCGTGATATTGCTCACCAGATCGTGCGTCACCGTAGCTTTGCTTTTCAAGAGTTTAGCCAACGCTATGCAGATCCGAAGGAGATGGGTTATCCCTTTGAGCTTCGTGAGTGTCGCTTACAAGATCACAAGAACCGTCAGAACAGTGTACAAACTGACGACGAGCTGCTCCACCAACACTGGATACAGCAGCAAAAGAAAGTCCTTGACGCAGCTGCGGGTGCGTACGAGTGGGCTATAGACAATGGAATTGCTAAGGAGCAGGCTCGTACTGTTCTTCCAGAGGGTCTGACAAAGACTCGTTTATATATGCACGGTACTGTACGCTCCTGGATACATTACATTGATGTGCGAACTACTCCAGGTACGCAGAAGGAACACATGGATATTGCTAGAGCCTGTGCTTATGCTATCAATCCGATGTTCCCGATGATCAAGGATTTTGTTCATGAAGAAGATGATCAACATAGCACCTAGTGGAGACTTACCTGTGTGGAAAGAAGAATCAGCTTTAGACAAGCAAGAGGGTGGGTCACACTATGACCTGCCTATACAACCTTTAGAGTATATCCATGCCAATGGCTTAGGGTATATTGAAGGTAACATTATTAAGTATGCAACTCGGCACGCTAAGAAGAACGGTGCTGAGGACATTAAAAAGATTATACATTATGCCGAATTATTATTGGAGTTAGAGTATGGCAAGAGTAAAGAAGAAGAGCTACGAGAACCTGACAGCGGTAAACATCGACAAGGTGATAGCACTACTAAACCCAAGTACTTCCCAGACGGATACAGTAAAAGCAATAACTAAAAAAGAAGCGTGTGAGATTCTGAATATCTCATACAATACCACTCGATTGAATGCAATCATCGAGGGACATTTGGAGCAAAAAGCATATGTTAAAAAGCGTAAGTCACAAAATCGTGGCCGCCCTGCAACAGACGCAGAGATTTCCGAGGCAGTTACTGACTACCTTCAAGGCGACCCTATCTCGGATATTTCAAAGCGTTTATTTCGTTCCACCGGGTTTATACGCGCTGTTCTTGACCGAGTTGGAGTCCCACAGCGCCCCTCTGGAGCCGAAGAAAGAAAAGCGGTAGACTACTTTCCAGACGAGTGTGTGTCTGAAGATTTCGCTGAAGGTGAGATCGCATGGTCTGCTGTCTATCATAGTGCAGTAAAGATCGGTAAGCGCATGACTCAGGAGTATCAAGAGAGCAGACCTGGTCTTGCAACTGTTGACTATGAAGATAAGTATGTCGGCCCAGTGTACCAAATCTATGTAGTACAGAAGGTTGATAGTGAAGATACTTTCTTTACTAGCGTAACCCAGGGTGGCTTTGCCGCCTATTCAACAGCGTACGATCTTGGTAAGCTAGAACATTTGAAAAAGTACGGTGTAGATTTAAACAGGTTGTAAAAAATAGTTCTTGACAACATGGTTATTTTTCCCGTATAATATCTTTTCTGAAATCGAGGAATATATGGGACAACGATTCTACGAACAACAACTTAAAACTCTGGGTAACTGCCCAGGAAATAAAAACCCTAACAAAAGGAAACGTAACATGGCTTGGACAGATGAGCTAAAAGCACAAGCAGTAGAAGCATATGAAGCTGCAGAACCAACTCCAGAGAACAGCATGGAGATTGTCAAAGACATCGCCGAAGACTTAGACCAGTCTCCAAATGGCGTACGAATGATTCTTACAAAGGCTGGCGTCTATGTTAAGAAAACCCCCGCAGCTAAAGCAGCTTCTACGGGCGGGTCAACTGGAGGCACTCGTGTCTCTAAAGCAGCCGCACAAGAAGCCCTCATTGCAGCAATTACTGATGCTGGTAAGTCTGTTGACGAAGAGATCATCTCTAAGTTGACTGGTAAAGCAGCACAGTACATTACTTCACTTCTTTCATCAGAAGACTAAGTAATATAACCTCGCTAGGTTCGCCTAGCGGGGCTTTTTTGCACCTCCTATAAACCACCTTTAAGTATGTAAGTTGCAGTAAAAATTGCTAACTACTACAAAAGGAAACTATAGTGAAAAAGCAAGAGCTGGCACGCTTAGTGCAAGACTATGGAGACGCTATTATTACCTATCGTAGCGAACACTCCAGGAAGTTAAAATACAATGTATGTACCCTAGACTTTTCAACACCTTATATACAAGGCAAGAAGAATCGTGCAAAAGAAACTGAAGATACTCTTCTTTTCTTCTGTTGGGATACAGACTCGTATAGATTACTTCGACCCTCCGCTGTATCAAGTGTCGTTCCTCTCTCTTCTATTCTTAAGAATGAAGGCAGACGGTAATGGAGTTACACGAGGCTCCAGAAGCCTATTCCCGTGTAATACATTATGATACAGTAAAAGAGGTGCAGGTACGCCTAACTATCAATACTTTTCGAGGTATTGAGTATTTGCATCTTCGTAAATATTATCTAGACTTTGATGAAGAGTGGAAACCTACACCGGAAGGTGTGGCTATGCCGCTTGACCTCAGTAATTCTAGAGAAATGTTTCAAGGACTGGTAGAGATACTATCCTTAGCGGAATCAAAGAGCTTGATAGAAGAACATTTTTCAGATCTTATACAGGATTTGTATAAATAACTCTTGACAAGTAGCTTAAAGTTCCGTATAATATCTTTTCAAATTTAGGGAAATAATATGCGAGAATTTTTAGATAGAGCGAGTAAGTTATACTATGAAGGCACTCCACTCCTTTCGGACGAAGAGTTTGACCTTCTAGCTGCTAAACACAACTACAATAGTGTAGGATATACTGTTACTGATGCGGTTTCGCATACTTACCAGATGTACTCACTTCAGAAGTGTTTTGACATTGACGAAGCTCCTCTATCTGTAGATGATTGTGTTATGACCCCTAAACTTGACGGAGCAGCAGTATCTCTGTTATATGTAGACGGAAACCTTGAGTTAGCTTTAACTCGTGGAGACGGTATACAGGGCAGAGACATTACTGCTAAAATGAAAGAGCTAGTACCTAATCAATTGAGACGTGTAGGGCGGTTTTCCGACTTATACTCTGGCGTTGTGCAGATTACTGGTGAAGTAGTTGCTCCGAGTAGTATTCCTAATTCTCGCAACTTTGCTTCAGGATCTCTTGGACTCAAGAATGACCCTGCAGGTCTGGAAGAGTTTCGGACTCGTCCTTTAGTATTTGTTGCGTACGATGCTTACCCTCATTGCGTTCCTACGTGGACTAATGAGATGAGTATTCTTCGCCAGATGGGACTCAATGTTGTATCTGAGTTTAATGCAGTAGACTATCCCACAGATGGTTTAGTGTTTAGACTCAAGGATACCAAAGAGTTTGAGGCGTTAGGACATACAGCTAAACACCCACGAGGTGCCTTTGCTCTGAAAGAGCAGCAGGCGGGTGTGCAAACAACCTTAGTTGATGTAGTGTGGCAGCTAGGCAAAAGCGGTGTAGTCAGTCCAGTAGCGATCTTAGATCCTATTGTAGTAGGCGAAGCCACAGTGTCTAGAGCCACATTGCACAACATCCAGTATATTCGCGACTTGAACCTTGAAATAGGTTGTCAAGTAGAGATTATTCGATCAGGTGAAATCATACCTCGCGTCGTGAGGCGCATAGATTGATTGGTACCTTGAAAAAAATAATTCTTGACAGTAATCTTAAAACCGCGTATAATACATATTCAATTTCAGAGGGAAGACCATGACCAAAATCGAAGCCCCAACTACTTGCCCGTCTTGTAGCTCAGTCTTAGAGGACGTCAACTTCCTTCTGTATTGTAGAAACCCCCACTGTGGGGAGAAAGCTCTCAAGCTCATCGAACACTTTGCTAAGACATTGAAGATAAAGGGACTCGGCCCAGCAACTATCGTTAAATTGGACGTTCTTCACTTAGAGGAACTATACGCACTTACGCTAGATGACATTGCCCACGCCCTTGGATCTGATCGGCTTGCTGTAAAGTTAGTAGAGGAGCTTGAGCGTTCTCGTACAGCCCCTCTGAATGTGTTGTTACCTGCATTCAGTATACCTCTCGTAGGCA